GACATTCCTATCGAGTGCTTGGCCTTTGATCGTGAAAAAGAAAAGTTTACAAACGTGGAAGTAGACCACGTACCAAGCTACTTCTCTGACAAGAAGTGCAGCTGGGCGTACTCAATCAATTGCATCGATCCCAAAGACGGCAAGGTCAAGGCACTGAATCTGAAAAAGAAGCTGTTTGAGCAAATCATCAATGCAGCAGAAGATTTGGGCGACCCGACTGATTATGATGGTGGTTGGGATGTTGTATTCAAGCGTACCAAGACCGGCCCTCTACCATTCAATGTAGAGTACAATTTAAGTGTGTTGAAGTGCAAGGTTCGTGCACTGACAGCAGATGAAAGGGCCCTGGCTGATGCAGCAGAAAACATTGATGCAAAGTTCCCACGTCCTTCTCCAGAAGAAGTAAAAGCCGCTCTCGAAAAGATTGTAGCAGGCGCTGCTAGTGATGGTGAAGACGGTGTAGACCCAGAGTCTATCAAAGAACTAGGTTAATTAAAAAGCCCCTAAGAACTACAACTCTTAGGGGCTTTTCTCACTGAGGTGTTATGAAGATACTATTTATAGCAGATATTCACATTAAGCTTGGCCAGAAAAATGTCCCTGTTGAATGGGCACGCAATCGATATGAAGTCTTGATGGATCAGCTGTGGGAGATTCAAAAAGAGTGTGATACCATGATTGTGGGTGGTGACATATTTGACAAACTACCGTCCATGGAAGAACTAGAAGTCTACTTTGATTTTGTAGCCAGTTGCAGCATTCCCACGTACATCTACAGTGGCAATCACGAAGCAGTCAAACGTAATACTACTTTTTTGACTAACCTCAAGGGCGCTACCAACAAGATCAATGAATTGGTGACTGTTGTAGACGACTACTGGCACAAATTGCCCGGCATTGATATTATTCCCTATAATAAGTTGAAAGAATGGGAAAAAGATCCCGACAATACTTTTTATAGCTTACACAACAGAATACTGTGCACCCATGTAAGAGGAGAGATACCACCACATGTTAAACCCGAAGTACCTCTGGAACTTTTTGACCGCTGGAGTTTGGTTCTGGCCGGTGACCTTCACAGTTATGACAATTGCCAGCGTAATATTCTTTACCCTGGTAGTCCCGTTACCACTAGCTTTCATCGTGGTCTTGTCGACACCGGCGTTATTATTGTGGACTCTGATACTTTGGAGCATGTTTGGAAGAAGCTAGAAGTACCACAGCTGATCCGTAAAACTGTTAAAGCCGGGGAGCCCATGGTTGCCACAGACTATCATCACACCATCTACGAAGTAGAGGGTGACATGAGTGAACTCAGTGGTGTAGAAGACAGCAGTTTGATAGACAAAAAGATTGTCAAACGTGAAACGGATACAGCACTCATCCTATCTCCAGAACTAACACTGAGTGAAGAAGTGTGCGAATACTTACGCTATGTATTGAACTTAAATGAAGACTCAATACAAAAAGCATTGCAGGAATTAAAAACCCATGAACACAGAATTAACTAATGCAATTGTATACAGTCAAGAAAATTGTTTTGCTTGCAACCAAGCCGTATCACTGTTGAATCGATCAGGTTACGAGGTAGAAATTCGCAAGATAGGCGAAGGAGAATCTTGGTCTAAAAAAGATCTATTAGAGTTGGTTCCCGACGCTCGTAGCGTACCTCAAATCTTTGTGGGGAAGTACTATATTGGCGGATTGCCCCAGCTCAAGCAGTACTTGGGAGTTAAATGATTACATTGAAGAAAATGAAGTGGAGCAATCCCTTCAGTTATGGTGAAAATAACGAAATAAACTTTGACAGTTCACCACTAACCCAGATTGTTGGTGGTAATGGTCACGGTAAGAGCAGTATTGCATTAATCCTAGAAGAAGTTCTCTACAACAAGAATTCTAAAGGCATCAAGAAAGCTGACATTTTAAATCGCAATGTAAAAGCCAAAAACTACTCTATTGAACTAGAGTTTGGCAAAGATGACAGTACTTATGTTATCAAAACAGTACGTGGTGCCACACAAACTGTTAAACTGACATGCGACGGCGAAGACATTAGCAGTCATACTTCTACTGCTACCTACAAGACCATCGAAGAGCTTATTGGCTACGATCACAAGACATTTTGCCAGATTGTGTATCAAAGTAGTAGTGCTAGCCTGGAGTTTTTAACTGCCACAGACGGCAATCGTAAAAAGTTTTTGATTGACCTATTGAACCTAACAAAATATGTAGAGTTGGGAGATGTGTTTAAAGGCTTGGCTACAGGTGTTGATAAAGCAGTTACAGCAGCAAATGCAAAGATAGCAAGTTGCGACGACTGGCTAAAGAAGTACCGAGCTGCTGATTTGACAAAGCAAGAAGTGCAACCAGTACCGGATCAACCAAAAGAGTTGGAAGAGGTCTGTCAGACTGTTCGTGATACCCTCAGAGACATTGAAGCCAAAAACAAAGCAATTGTACAAAACAACAAGTACAAAGAATTGTTAGAAAGCTTAGTACTACAACCAGTCGGTGCAAAACCTGGTAGTCAAATACTCGAGTACACTCGTGAAAAGATTGAGCTTGCTAAAACTGTCAAAGATTGTGACAGTTTTATTTCCAAGATGGGTAAGCTGGGTAGTGTTTGTCCTACTTGTCTACAAGACATTGACAAACACAAAATAGATGACCTATTAGAAGAGCAAAGATCTTCCAAGGCTAGTGCTAGTGTCAGAGTTCAAGAACTTGAAGCACTGATTCGTAACCTAGAACTTGAGGTCAAAGAGTGGGAAAAGCTAAACGAGACCAAAGAGCTATACGAAGAATACCATGCTCTGTATGATCCCAATATTACTACTGAGTTACTAGATAAAAAGACTCTGGAACAAACCATCAAGTCTACAGAAGTTTCTATACAGCAAGTCAAAGACACTATCAAAAAGATTACGGACAGTAACAGCAAAGCAATTGCTCACAATGCAAAAGTAGACGTTATTTTAAGTCAACTTGAAGAAATGGAAGCCAGTCTAGTTGTACACAGAGGAGAACTAGAAGAAGCCAGTGCCAGATTGTCTACCCTACAAGTATTGGTAAAAACCTTTAGTCCAACAGGCCTAGTGGCTTACAAGATCGAATGCTTAGTCAAAGATCTGGAGTCTACCACTAACGAGTACTTGGGCGAATTAAGTGGTGGTCGTTTCCAGCTAGGATTTAGAATTGCAGGCAGTGATAAATTGAATGTAGTTATCACAGATCAAGGCAAGGACATTGAAATTCTAGCCCTGAGCGGTGGCGAAAGAGCCCGAGTTAATGCAGCAGCATTGTTGGGTATACGCAAGTTGATGCAGAGTTTGAGCAATACTCGCATCAATCTGCTGATCTTAGACGAGACCATTGAGAACCTGGACTTGGAAGGCAAGGAAAAGCTGGTAGAAGTACTGCTCAAAGAGGAGTACTTAAATACCTTTGTAGTAAGTCACGGTTTCCAACATCCATTACTAGAAAAGGTTACAGTAATAAAACAAAATAACATTTCTAGGATAGACAATGGTTGACAGCAGAGATAAGGGCAGCAGGGCAGAAACTGTTATCCGAGACAAATTACGCCAACTAACAGGCTTGGTATGGGAGCGCACACCAGGCAGTGGGGCACTTGATCCCAAGCATCTTTTAAAAGGCGATCTGTACGTGCCCGGCGTTACGAACCTGTGGTGTGTTGAGTGCAAACACTACAAAGAGGATCACCTCAATAGTAAAGTCTTAACAGATAAGAACCCACAGCTGTTTGAGTGGTGGACTCAGTGTAAGCGACAGGCCGATCAAGTAAACCGCGAGCCCTTGTTGATCTTTAAACACGATCGCAGTAAATTGTTTTGTGCTTTTGAAGCCTTACCCGAAACACATGTACCATTCTTGTACATCAGCCGCAATGGTTTTGAGTTCTATGTAACCATCCTAGAAGACTGGATTGTTCAAGAAAAACCAAAATTTGTGTCTTGAATAACTGTCTCGTATGCTGTATAATAACAGATTAACTACAGAGTCAACATGAGTATTGAATTTAACAAAGTACAAGAGCTGGAACCCAACACAGCGCTGGTAGTAGACTGTCTCAACCTGGGTTTTCGGTGGAAGCACAGTGGTGATACGGACTTCTTAGACAGTTACGTGAGAACAGTAGACAGTCTTCGCAAAAGCTATAAAGCCGCCAAGGTTATCCTGACCTGTGACAGTGGCAGCAGCAGCTATCGCAAGAGTATTTATCCCGGCTACAAGCAAAACCGCAAAGACAAGTTTGATCAACAAACCCCAGAAGAACAGCTTGCGTTTGAACGATTTTTCACAGAGTTCAATCGTGTCATGGATCACTACAAGAATTCATCAAAGTATCCACTGTTTCGTTTTGACAAATGTGAAGCAGACGACATTGGGGCCTATATCGTAAAACACCGCAAAAAGTTTGATATCAACAAGGTGGTATTGATTTCGTCAGACCGAGACTGGGACTTGTTGGTGTGTGAAGATGTAATGCGGTTCAGTTACGGTACACGCAAAGAAATTACATTAGAGAATTGGAACGAACACTATGAGTACAATCCTGCTGATCACATTAGTATCAAGTGCCTTACTGGCGATTCCGGTGATAACATTCCTGGTGTCGCCGGAATTGGTCCGAAAAAGGCGCAAACTCTGGTATCTCAGTATGGCAGTACCTGGGATATCATTGCTAATTTGCCGATTGCTAGCCGATATAAGTATGTACAAAACCTTAACGAGTTTGGTGCTGACAACTTGATATTGAACTATAAACTAATGGACCTATTAGAGTTTTGTGATGAGGCTCTAGGGGAAGTCAACTGCCAAACTATCAACAACACACTATGTTTATGAAAACTAAATTACAAACCCCCGACTGCATGCCAACCAGAGCCAATCCCACAGATGCTGGATTAGACTTGCGGGCCAGATCCACTTGCG